GTTTCCGGAATGGACGTCGAATCCGTTACCGCTTCGATTGGTGCCGCAAAGGCGCTCATTAAGCTTTCTGATAGTATCCAGAACAACAGCGGCGGATTCTTTAGCATATTCACTGGTGATAATAGTCTCGCTAGTGTTGCCGAGCAGCTTGTTCCGTTCGGTAAGGCTATGTCAAAGTATGCCGGCTCTGTCTCTGGAATGGATGTTGGCGCTGTGAGTAGTTCCGTAGCGGCCGCTAAGTCGATACTAAGCTTCATGAACAACATCGGCGATGTTAATTCTGGCAGCGTTGCTGGATTCGTAGAGGCGCTTAACACACTCGGAACCGCGAGTGTTCAGAAGTTCATCACCGCATTTCAAAATGGAGCTGGGCAGGCTTCTGCAGCAGTTACCAACATGATCTATACTGCCGCCATCGCTGCTAATGGTGCAGCACCGATGTTTGGTGCCGCCGGTGCCGCTATGATGAACGCTCTTTCTTCGTCGTTCATAGCTAATTCTGGCTTACTCGCGTCGGTCGTCACGGTTTCCGTTGCTTCCGCGGCAAGTGTTGCCCTATTAAGCGTTGGTCTTTTCCAAGCGGCCGGCAATGGAATGGCTCTCGCGCTTGTAAACGGCGCTCAGATCATAAGAGCGCAGCTCCCTCCGATCTTTGCTGTTACTATGGCCACGTGCGTTGTGACTGTCATAAACGCCGTTCCGCTGTTTTATAGTGCGGGCGGTCTTATCTCCAGTCAATTCGCGAACGGAATTCTCGGAGGTATCAGTGGAGTGATTAGCGCGGTAAAAAGCATGACCAGTGCGGCAAAAAGCGCTTGCAATGCCGATTACTCCTCGTTCTACAACGCTGGTGTGTACGTCGCTCGAGGTTTCGCGAGTGGCATACAATCCGGAAGCTTTGCGGCTGCTACTGCTGCTAGGGCTATGGCCTTGGCTGCTAAGCGCGCGGCGGAGTCCGCTCTCGATGAGCATTCTCCTTCTAAGGTGTTTAAGAAGATAGGCGCTTACGCATCAGAGGGTATGGCCATCGGTATCGACGAGAAGGCTCATTACGCAGAGAATTCTGCCGAGGCTATGGCTAATGGCGTTATCGATGGAGCCAAGACTGCGGTTTCCGGAATCGGCGGCATTATCTCTAACGGGCTTGATATCGAACCTAGCATAAGCCCTGTTGTTGACATGACAGGCATTAACGCCGGTCTTGACATCAAAAGTCTTAACGCTACGGTCGACATGCTTATCAACAAGCCCGTTGAATCAATTTCTGACCTTATGGCCGAAACACAGTACGCCATTAACGCTAGCAACATGGAAGTTATTGATGCGATCAACGGTCTTCGTGCGGATCTTAACGCTCTTTATGAGGCCGATGACTCTGAGCTTGCTCTGTACATTGATAGCAAGAAGATCGCTAGCACAATAGCTAAGCCGATGAACCGTCAGCTTAGCATACTCGCTAAGAAGGGAGGCTACTAATGCAATATCCTAACATGCCAAAGAATCGCCTAATTGTCGGCGGCGTTGATCTTACTCAAGAGTTCAAAATGGTTTTGGAGGACGGCTATACATTAGAGCCTCCCGAACCTAAAACGTATACCGTTGACGTTCCGTATGCCGATGGGTCCATAGACCTGACGGAATCCTTGTATGGAGATGTGGCTTACAATAATCATAAGCAGGAGTTCACGTTTTACGTAATTGACGACCAGAACGTTGAGCAAACCAAGACAAAGGTAAGCAATTTTCTCCACGGCAAGGCGTTCGACTATCAGATGACTATGGACCCCGGTTATACCTATCACGGTCGTTTTAGGGTTTCGAGCTATACTCATGCGACATATCCTCGTGGATTCGTAACTTGTATAAAGATCACAGTCGACGCAGAACCGTACAAGAAGAAGCCCGATAAGATCTACAAGATTAACGCCAACGGAGGAAAGATTATCCGATTGGAAAGTGGCCGTAAGCGAGTTCAGCCTACGTTTGAATGCTCTAATCCAACAGTCATCGGTTTTGGAGACAAGGAATATCTGCTTCCGCAGGGTTCGTATAAATGTCCTGACGTGTGGTTCACCCAAGGCTGGAACGAACTATATGTCAACTCCTGGCAGATAAACACTCTCACTTGGAACGAGCTTGACTCGTTGCGAATGACTTGGAATGATGCCGAGAAGTATCGTTGGTTCGAACTCGAAAAGTATGGCACATCCGGAGACATATCCGGCACTACGTGGGACGAGCTTTGTGAATTCCGTTGGGACGAACTTGCTAATAAGACCTGGAACGACATCGAGTATAGCAAGAACGGCGGACGAAAGTCCGAAACCTATATTGCTTATGAATGGAGCGATTTGTAATGGCTACGACTGAAAACATCGGGCTTACGTTGTTTGAGGGCCAAGACTACGTAAGTCGAGAAGCAATCAACGCTAATTTTCAAAAGATTTCTGAGGCTCTTGGTATCGACTACGTTAAGGAGCGTGGAAAGTCGGGCGATTGGGAGTGGGTTAAGTACAATTCCGGATTCATGGAGCAGTGGATCAGTCGAAAGGCGTTTGCTAGTCAGACATTCGGAACCTACGGCAGTGAGGGTCTTAAGTGCACTCCGCTTCTTTCTTTCGGAAACTATCCGATCGCATTTACCGCACCGCCATTGTTCTTTATTTCATTCGTCGACGCTGGAGATAACGGAGGGGTCACGTTTGGTTCGTGGGTCATGAACGAGGAGCAGGGTACGGTTAATCGGCCGCCTAGGTTCCGACTTATCGACGCCAAGAACACGATCACAACCATTAATACTCCTTACTTCGGCGTCTACGCCAGGGGGTATTACAAGTAGGAGGAGTTTGCATGTATAGGGTTTTGTACGGAGATAAGCTTTTGCACGATCCTCGCTCCGACGTTTACTATCTCGCGGAGCTAAGTCTTGATCAAAATCAAAATGAGTGCGGATATTGTGAGTTTACGATGTCCCCGAGGCATCCGCTTTATGATGCTCTCGAAGAGCGAAACATGTCGAACCCTGTACGAGTTTACGACGACGAAGTCTTGGTTTTCCAGGGCTTCGTCTATGAGCTTGGCAAAGATTTCGAGACAGTGGGGGCAGTGAAGTGCAAAGGCGATCTGTCCCTGCTGTCTGATTCTAGGGTACGACCTTATTCTACAATTGAAGGAGAATACAATAGCACCGCTCCATCGGCTGTCGATGAATATTTTAAGTGGTTGATAGATAAGCATAACGAACAAGTTGGACAAGAGAAGCGTTTCACGATTGGGATTAACGAAGGGAACCTTCTCGACAAGAACAACTATATTTATCGAGAGAGCAGCGACTATCCGACCACGTTTGAAGAGCTCGACAATAAGATACTCGACGATCTCGGTGGCGTAATTCGAGTTCGATATCCTAATGGGATTCGTACTATCGATCTTATGGCCGAGTGGTATGACAGCAATACTCAGATATTTGATTTCGGCGTAAATTTGATGGATTACGACGATACCACAGACGCCAGTGAAATTTACACCGCCATGATCGCGACCGGCGCTAAGATGCGTGAGACGGATTACGATTACAATGATGGATATTTTGTAACTGGCGATTCTCGGCCTAATCCGGATAAGGAATACTACGTAAGAAAGATCCGCGAAGAAAGCGGTGAGATATATTACGAGGGGCAGAACAACTTAGAGCGATTTGAGAGCGGAACGACATATTACGAGTATGACGAGTATCTCGACGAGAGCGACGACGACCTCATGCTTACCGAACTTGATGATGGCGTCTATGCAAAAGATATAATGTACGACAAGCTTGGCGATTTGGTATATTCTCACGCCGGCGTTCAGAAGTATGGATGGATCGTCGGAAAGTATACGAACACCGATATTATCACGAGGGAAGGTCTTCTTGACGCGGCGGTCCTCGCACTGAAGGCAAGCGTGTCTCCGCTTCGAACAATCGAAGTTAAGGCTGTCGATCTTTCTCTCGCTAGCAAGAAGTATACGCCGATTCGTCTCGGAGAATATGTTCGAGTCAGGTCAAAGCCTCACAAGTTCGATAGTTATATGCTTTGCTCTAGCATCGATCTTGATCTCAGCAATCCCGAGAACTCGACATATACTCTCGGCACTACATTTGATACCTTGACCGGACAGCAGAACAAGCGAATCAAGGAACTTAACGCCGGAATCAACCATGTATACGAGCAAGCAGAACGTATCAGCGAAGACGCAAAGAACGCCGCTCTTAAAGCCGACAAAGCGGTATGCTCAACAACAGATGAGTACGCCATTTCTGATAGCTTCACTAATCCGCCAGAAACTGGTTGGTCGGAGACTACTCCGCCTTGGCAAGACGAGAATCTTTATATTTGGCGTAGGACTAAGACGATATACGGCGACCGATCCGTCGTGTATGGAAGCCCTGCCGTCATGACTGGAAACACTGGAAAAGACGGCGCCGACGCAATCACTCTTACGATTACGTCTAGCGAAGGAACGATATTTAAAAACTCAGCGATTGCTGCTACTTTAACCGCACACGTCTATAAGTCTGGCATAGAGCTTGCGTCGACCACGGATCCTACGATCGATTCTATCGGAACAATAAAGTGGTATAAGGACGGAAATCTCACGCCGGTCGCCACTGGTCGGACGCTTACGATTTCCGCCGGCGATGTTTCTGACGTTGTGACTTATACTGCTAAATTGGAGGGATGAGTATGGGGGTGAAAGCATCGGCGTCTATTACGCTTTCTTCTGTCGTTGACATAGAGGACGCGCAGCGATATTACAAGTTGCAGGAATCGACGCTCCCAAAGCCGGAAAAGCCAACGATAAATCCTCCCGAAGGATGGTCGAAGACTGAACCGGGCTATACAAATGGAAGCACGAGTTGTCTATATTTTTGTGACCTTACTGTATTTAGTGATGGGTCGTTCTCATACTCAGAGGTTTCTCTTTCTTCGAGCTATGAGGCGGCAAAGGAAGCATATAAGAAAGCGTCTTCCGCCGAAGATACCGCCGTGCAACTCGTAACGCGTGTAACAAACGCAGAGGCCTCCATTACCAAAAACTCAAGAGCCATAGAGCTTAGAGCTACTAAGACCGAGGTTACCGAGGCGGTCAATAACGTTCAGATTGGTGGAGTAAACCGAGTTTTAAATACCGGAACCCCCAAAAGCGCGTACGGCAATGGAGGAAGCAACCAGTGTACGTCGCTATACAATTTTGCAAATAGCTTTTTTATTGATATCGGCGAAAACGAGTTCGTTACCACGTCGTTCGACTGGGAAACAACCGCCACGTCAGGGCGATTTCAAATCCAAGGCGGTGGCGATCCATCTTATCCAACTTTTGATTGGGACGTCGTTGTAAACGAATCGAATACGAGCGGTCATCGTATTAGAACGACTAGAATGGCTGTCGACGCAAGGTCCGTTGCGATACGACTCGACGGTATTGACGGAACCGTGACCATTTCTAATTTTAAAATCGAAAAGGGCAATAAAGCAACCGATTGGTCTCCAGCTCCCGAGGATGTGGCCAATGACGCGACGTCTAAGGCGGACCAGGCACTCGCTTCCGCAAAGAGTTACTCCGATTCTCAGCTAAGCGTTCAGGCCGATCGCATTACTGGCGCGGTATCGCGGATCGACGCTCTTGGAGTGCGAACGTCCACGCTTGAGCAGACCGCTGAGGGTTTTACAGTAAGCTTGGGCACCGTCGACGCAAAAGCCGGAGAAGCAGCTAGTGCTGCCGCCGCTGCTAAGTCTACAGCAGACACGGCAAAGACCGACGTCTCTGTAGTCCAGCAGGGCGTCGACAGTAATGTCTCAGATATTAGAAACCTGAACGGCCGACTGACCGACGAAATCGAGGCACGGAAGAGTTTCATGCGCTTCTCGGAGGAATCTAGTGACCCGACGCTTACACTCGGGCAGACGGATTCGCCGGCGCAGGTGAAGCTTACCAACAAGCAGTTACAGTTCTTATATTTGAACTCCATCGTCGCATACATGAGCGGCGACGCGCTTCTCATCAACAATGCAAGGATATTGCAGCAGCTACAGCTTGGCGGGTTTGCATTCGTCCCGAGGGGCAACGGCAATCTCGCATTTAAGTGGGTTGGAGGCGATTCGTAATGGCAACAGTATCGTCGGGATGGGTCGCCGGCGACGACTGGCAAATCAGGCTCGACTACAGCATCTCAAATGTCAACGGCAACACGGCGCGTATCACATGCACGGCAAGCATCAACAACCGGTACGCGTCTGTCAACTCCGGCGCGGTGGTCCGCACCACGGTCAACGGAAGCACGTACCAGCAGACGATAGCACCAATCTCTGGCGCCGGAATCAAATGGGGCGCCCAGCATTCGTGGGACGTCCGCAGGAATCACAGCGACACGAACTACGGCATTAACGTCACGGCTACGATGCCCGGATCCTCGCTCTCGTCCTACAAGGGCGGCACATTCCTCAACACTTCCGTCACTGCATCTGCGGCAGACCACCACACGTTCACCTACAATGCCAACGGAGGCACTGTCAACGGCGCCGGTACTTATAGCAACACCAAGTGGTATGGCGAGCACTATTATATTCCGAACCTCACGATGGCTCGCGATGGCTACGACTTCCTGGGATGGGCTGAGAGCTCGTCCACCACGTCGGCATCCAAGCAGCCTGGTAACGAGGAGACGCGCGACCAGGACCTGACGTTCTACGCGGTCTGGAAGCGCCGTTATATTCCGCCTGCTATCGGAAAGCTTACGGCCACGCGCTCGGACTCGTCTGGCACTGCGCTGGATACTGGCACGTACGCCAAAGTCACTTGCGAGTGGTCTGTCGACACGACGCTCAAGGCCGACAACGCGGTATCCAGCGTCACGGTCGCGGCACGCAAGCGCGGGGATACCGAGTGGGGATCCGAGGTCGCTCTGACGGCTGGTGGCACCACGTCCGGCACGGCCACGGGAGTGGTCGGAACCTTCGAAGTGGGCTATGCCTACGACCTGCGCGTCACGGTCACGGATCCCGGCGGCAGCGCCACGCAGACCACGGTCGTCACGCCGTCCTTCTTCACGATGGACTTCCTCAAGGGAGGGCGCGGCATCGCCTTCGGCAAGGCGGCCACGCAGGAGGGCATCGATATCGCGATGGACGTGCAGCTGGACGGGAAAATTTATTGCTCCACCACACTGTTCTCGATGTCAATAGCCGACCGCCTTAAAAACCTCGGCGGAGAGATATACCTGAGCGACAGCATCCTGAACTACCGGTTCCTAGATGTTTACGCTGTTACGAATGACCAAGAGGTTATTTACACGCGACTGGCAGACCCGTTCGTCGGAATGAAGTTTAGCTTGAACAACACGCACATTGGATACTCAGCGATCTGGCAGCTTACAAAAGCATACCAGTTCCTTACTGAGACGATGTGCAACACGCAGTGCGACAAGATTACGCCGACGAACCTGACGTACTCGGGAACCGACGCCATGTATCGAACCGGTAACTGGAATAGCGGCTCGCCGACATCATACACGAAAAACACCGATGTTGTTGGCATCTATCGAATCGAGGGATTGCGCTAATGAAGTACATGACGATAGTCTCACAGACCCA